CAACGATATGGTCAGGAATGTCGGCGCCAGGAATCAAGCGAATTCCTGGGGTTGCGACGTTGCCCTTGTTCGACATTTACAGTTGACTCCGCTGGCAAACGCTTATTAATATGAAGACATGGGAAAACTGGTCGCCGTAGTTGCCTTGGCGTTGACCGCGGGTTGCTATGACTTGACGCCCGTTGCCAATCAGGACGAGGCCACGGCGGTCATCTGGAACGGCTTCTACGGCGAGACGCGCAGTCCGCCGGCTGTTGACTGGATGCGAAACGGCAGAACAGGCATCCTGTCCAGTGGCGCTATCAACGGCGAATACGAGAACGGGTATTACGACCTAACCTACATTCACGTCGTCGTGCCCGACCCGGCCTGGTACACCTACGCGCACGAGCTCTACCACGCGCATTTATTCTACTCGACAGGCAACGCCGACCCGGAGCATTCTGATTCGCAATGGGGGACGATTGACGGCAAGGCGTCTGCCGCGCTCCAGTTGATGCGCGTTCACGGTCCTACGGAATAAGAACGTAGATCGCACCGACTGCGCCGACCGATCCAGAACCGCCGCCGCCACTGCCCGCGCCGCCCAGTCCGCCCGCAACCGAGCAGTTGGTGCTAAGCGCGGTCCCCGGGTTGGTGTTCTTCAGCGTGAACAGCGAAATCAGACCGCCACCACCACCGCCGCCACCACCGCCGCTAGCGCCAGTTGACGCGCCGCCGTGACCGCCCGCCGCGCGAAACGCAGTACCGGAAACGTCCATCTCGGGGAATGCAACGATAAGCGTGCCAGCGCCGCCGCCGCCGCCGCCGCCGCCCGGGGTCGTGACACCCGTGCCACCACCACCACCGCCGCCGCCCGCGCCGCCGCCGATTAGGCTAATGTACGTGGTATCAGTCGACGAATCGATTTGCGAAACGAGCGCTTCAACGCATCCCGGATAGGTCGTCAGTACGCTGGCGTCGCCAACGCTTCCAGATGCCGCGCCGCCGCCGCCGTGCAGACCCGTGGCGTTGCCACCGTCGCCACCGTTGCCGCCGACGCCGTTGACGACGTTGCCGCCGTTGACTCCGTTGGCAGTAGAAGCGCCGCCCGCGCCGCCGGTCGCGCCATAGCCACGCGCGCCCGTGCCGGCAACCACGGCGCCGCCTGCGCCGGCAACCCCGGGCGCGCCGGCTGCGCCATCGTTTCCGTCGAGAACAATGACGCCGCCGCCTTCGACGGTCAGCTTGCCACCGCCGACGATGTATCCCGCGTTGATCTTGACAGTGATTCCACTGCGCACGGTCATATTGCTAGGAGCAAACCGTGTGTATGCCGTGTTGGTGTAGACGCTGCCAACTTTGGTCCAATGCGTATAGGTATTAGCGCCGTCGAAGTCGAAGACACCGTTAGGGCCACTGCCGAACATCGTCTGGACCGCAATGTTCTTAAGGAACAGGTTCCACAGGCCGGCGTTGGCCAGCAACTGGTTAAGGTGCTCGGCGGCAAGCGGATCGGTCGGGTCGAAACCCTCGGCGATCATTCCACCGCTAGGAATGGCCTTGTTCGCGTTGCCGATGACCGGTCCACCAGTAAAGGTCGAACCGGTCGCCCAGCTGGGGTCCTCTAGGGGATGAGACACTTATACGCTCCCGCCTTGAACTTGTACGGCGCCGGCGAGTTTGCCGCCCGTGGTTACAGCGCCATCGACGCTGCCGAATGACTGGTTAGCAACTGGAACCGTGACCGATCCATCGACGCTACCGAGGGTAAACGTGTGCAGGACGTCGACGGACGACCAGACAAAGATTAGCAACACGCCCGCCGCAGTCGCTCGAGCCAGGAACGATTGACCGACCAAATAAGGCGGCAGTTCGACAACGCCGCGCGGATTCACATAGACCGAGCCCGGCGGATAGTCCTTGACGTAAATCGAAGTCAGCGGAACCAGCAGCGACGCGACGTTGATAAGTTCTTCGCGGCGACCGTTCGACCGATTGGACGCGATGCGCGCCTGAATCAGCAGCCGGTAAAGGTCGTCGCTGAGTCCTTCGCTGCCCTGCCCGACGATCTTGCCCAGCTTGGCAAGCAGGTCGCCGGTAGCGGTACCGTTCTGGAGCTCGCGCTTGGTATAGACCTCATACAGCGCGTCTTCGATTTCCTGGAACTCGTCTAGGTAGGACGCGAGCAGCGCTTCGAATCGGGGTTTGCCGCGGAACTGGGACAGCATGCGCGACAGGCCGCGCGCCTTGACGTTGACGTCGTGCGTAATGGCCATTATGCGTGGTTGACCGTGATGTCGCCGGTCGACAGGGTCGCCACTTCGCGCACGCTAATCGGAATCGTGCTGGTGCCGGCGTTGACGGTGAACGCAGTAACGTCAACGACGCCTTCGACGCCGCTGCCAGGCAGGGCGGGGATAACAAAGACCGAAGACTTAAGCGAGTTAAGGTACACGTCTACGCCTGGCTGGTATTCGCCGTCGAACCCGTTTGGGCCGTTGGCATAGAGCACGAGCGCGGCCTTGACCAAGTCGTCACCGTTGGACGGGTAGAACCTGGAGTCGATCAGGACGGTGATGACAACCGTGAGCGGGACATCGGTAGGACGCGTGTAGTAAACGCGCTCGACGTTTTCCTGCGAATCGGTAACGTCCTTGTACGTGCCGTTGCCGCTGTAGGTGCCGATGCCGGCTGCCTTCTGGTTCAGAATCAAGGTCGCCAGCAGCGTATCGTCGCCGGACGTGGCGCCAACCGAACGGGCAATAACTTCCACCGAATGCGCCGGTAGACCGTCAGAATCGGTCGCGTCGCTGTCGTTGTACAGTACCGTGCAACTCGCCGTGACCGCGGTCGTGGTCGGCGGCTGCATCTGAATCAACACGTCGGCCTTGATAGCCGAGGCCGTTGTAGCACCGGCCGCAGACAGCTCTTCTTCGCGGCGGATACGCAGCGCCGAATCGGTTTCGATGTTGCTACCGATGACGCCGTCGGCCGGGTTAGTGACCGAGTTCCAACCGGACAACGGCTGCGCGATCACGGTCAGCGTACCGGCAAGGCACTGGACCGGACCAGCGTTGACGGCTTCAAAGTCGGCGTCGATGGTCGTGGTAGCGCCGGCGTTGACAACGTCGGACTTATTGACGAACAGGCTGACGTTGTTGGTGCCCTGGACAGACGCGAACATGGTGCCGGCGGGATAGGTGCCGGTGTCGACATTGACATCGACGGCGATGACCTGCGTCTTGGTCGAAGGCGCGCGAACGGTCCCGGTAATCAGCGCAAGGCCGGTCAACTGGTCGTCGACGGCCTCGTCGGGGTCCATGCCGTCATAGAGCGCAAGGCCGACCTGCCATAGCGCGAACGCCTCGTCGGCGACGATGCCGTTAATCTGGCCAATCGGGTCGGTCGGCTGCAGGTCAAGCGACGGCGAGATACCAGCCAGTTGCTTGCCTTCCATGTCCGATAGGATCGCGTCTCGGGTCTTGATATCGAACCCGGCGCCGGTCAGTCCTGCCATCTATTCACCTACGGAATCGGGTTGGAGTCGTAAAAAATGGAATACAGCGCGGTCGCGATGCGGTTGATTTGGTCCTGGTACGAAGCAGGTACCGGCACCGCGTACGAGTAGTCAACGGCCGCTGGAATGACGTTCTTGTCCATGACGTCGACGTAGACGCGCTTAGCCAGACGGTCGACGGCATTCGCAATCGAAGCCGGATTAGTTTCGTTCCACTGATGCATGCCGGCGGTGTCGATTTGATGCGAGTCGTTCAGCAGCGAATAGACAGCCGTTGCAAGACGGTCTAGCGCACCCTGAATCGTGGTCGGCAGCGGCGCTTCCCAGTGGGCAACCTCGTACGGGCTGTAAGGCGTACCGACGGCTGGCATTAGACCGCGCCGATAACGAATGGCGCGAAGTCGGCGCTGGTCAGGGCTACGCCGTCGGTCAGCACGACCGTAAAGCGCACGGACGCGGTACGGGTAGCAGTATCGTTCACCAGCGAAAACGTCTTGAGCTCAGCGACGCCGGGCACGCCTAGAATCAGGCGACGAATGAGTTGATTAACGATGCCGATAGGGGTCTTGACGCCAAGGACGGACTGGAACCAGGGGAATCCCTGCGACCGATCAAGGAACCACTCACCGAGAAAGAACTTGAACCTGATCCAAAGTTGCTGCGCTACCTCTTCGCTGAGGCTGTTCGTCATGCGAAAGGTGCCGTTCTCGAGGTACAGGTCGCCGACGACAGGGTTTTCGGAGTCAGTCTTTAGCGCGATCTTGAGGGATGCCATTACTTCGTGGCCTTCCACTTCGTAGACGCATAGACCGTCGGTAGCGGTGTCGGGAACAATAGAGTCGCGCCGCCACCGGCTGCCGTTGCGGCCTGCAGCGCGAGAATCAGGTTATCGAAATCAGACTTTAGTAATATGCCGTCAGTCGCCCCGTATCCGAGGTTGCCGCCGCCGCTGGTCTTGATTTGGATCTGGCTGTCGCTGCTGGTATCGCTGCCGACGACCATGTAGTCAGGGTCCGCCGACTGCGACGGCTTCGAATCAGGAAACAACCCCGGTATGAACACCGCGCCGTCAAGCGTGTGCTGCCCAAGGTCGCCGGGGTCGCCCTGGTTGCCTGTTGCCCGCCAAGCAGCGATATTCCTGTCGCAGATTACGACCAGACCATAATCGCCAACGGCAATCGGGAACGTAACGGCAAACTGCGTCGAGCGCGGGAACATGACCGGCACCGCCGACAACTTCGGCAACTTCTCGGTCACGTAGTTTCCAGCGCCAACAGGCAGCGAACGATTCAGCGCAGGCACGATGTCGACCGTCTGGGTCGACACGTCGTACTTCTCGACCTTGCACGGCATCGCCTTATGGAGGTCGCGCGCGAACTGCTCAAGGAAGATGTCGAACA